GCTTCTTGAAATTGATCTACTAACAACCACCCTTGCCAATAGGTTTGATAATTATTACTAGAATCTTTATAAGATATTTTAATTTTATATTCTCTCTCATCAGCAATATAAAAATCATCATAATTTGTTGTATCTGTAACAAAAAGATTTATTTGACAAGTTGAGCCAATAATAGGATCATAAAAATTATCATCTTGATCCCAGCTAATTTGTACTGGATCATTAGTACCTACTAAATCATATACAGTTCCAGTATAGCCATCTTTTAAGATTTCTATTTTTTTGCCATTTTCTAAGTCATCAGAAAACTCTAATCTAAATTTTACTCCGTATGCCATTATTTAATTCTGTTTCTGTTTCTGTCTGCTCTTTGTAATGCTACAACCAAATCTTGTCCTTTTAAAGCAAATTGACCACTTACTTGTACTTGAGATGAGCCACCTTGATCACCGATCATTGACTTTAATTTATCTAATGGTGCAATAACTTCTGGGTTTGATCTAGCACCAGGATATTCACCCATCAAGCCAAGAGTTGGACCAGATACAATACCACCCTTTGCAAATTCACCAATACCACTTAATTTACCAAACATTTTTTTAAATCCACCAGCACCCTTTTCAATACCACCAATTCCCAAACCACCTAGTATTGTTGATAGTACAAATGCCGCTATTGCCGCAGCTACTAATTTTTTTATTAGTGCCATTAAACCTTTTATCAATGATTTAAAAAAGTTTTCACCCTCTAACATTGATTCAAATGCACCCATAAAAGCATTGCTAATTTCTTCACCTACCATATTAGATGTTAGTGCTAAGTTCAAAAACTTTTCTTTTATAACATCTGATTCAGTTCCTAAATTTTTCATGTGATAGCTCAAAGTATTAACCCATGATGGTAAACCACCACCAGATTCATCACCACCACTAGATTGGCCACCACCAGCACCGCCACCGCCACCAATTCCAATATCACTTAAAAAACTTGTAAATTTATTTTTTAAAGATGATCCAGCATTGCTTAAAGCTGTATTTAAACCATCAACTGTTTTATGCTCCAATTCTTTGCCAAGAAAATCCTCATAGCCATCAGTAAAAGCATTGCCAATTTCTTTTGCACCATCTTTAGCAATGTTTTCGCCTTTGTTAAAACCTTTAGCTAAAATTTTTAAAAAACTACCATTCATTCCCTTTTCAGAAAATTCTTTAATAAGTTCCCACATTGTTACAAAAAGATTGCTAAACTCCATTACTAAAGTTTTTGCACCTATAAAAACTGTTTTAAAAACAGCACCTAAATAAAATACTGCCTTTCTTAAATTTTCAGATGTATTATATAAGTCAACAAATCTATTATATAACCCAACTAAAACTGGTGCAACTTCACCCCAATTAGTAGCTATTATATAAGCAATACCAGCTATCGCAGCGGCAAATATACCAATAGGTGATAGCAAACCAGCTATAACACCAGATAATGTACCAAATAAACTAAGTAATGTTGGTAATGCTATAATTAAAGCTCCAGCACCTAAAATCAATTGTTTAGTAACACCATCTAAATTTGTAAACTTTGTAAATAAATTAGTTATAACCCCAGTTATATTTTGTATTGCTGGCAATAATCCAGTCAATAAAACAGATCCCATTTGAGCAAAAGATTCTCTAGCTCCATTTAATGCTTTTTTTAATTTAAATGATGCACTTTTTGATGTTGCATCAAATGCTTTTTTAGTTGATCCTTGAGCAATACCCAATTTATCAAATATCATTGTGGTAGTTTCCGCTGATTTACCAGTTAAATCTAAAACACCTTTTAAAGCTCTAATGTTAGGAAAAACTTGAGCGGCGGCATCACTATTTTTATCAAATTCTGTTTTTAAAGTTTCTAAAACAGATAATAACCCCTCATCTTTTATTTGTTGTTTTAATCCACTACTTGACAATCCCATTGATCTAAGTGCATCTTCGGCTTGATTTGTAGGTTTTAATAAGCCAGCTAAAATACTATTAAGCTGAGTTGCACCATTTGCCGCATTAGTTCCAGTTCTTGACATTGCCGCAAGTGTTGCACCAACCTCATCAAAACTAACACCCAAATTTGATGCTATTGGTAAAACACCACCCATTGCACCAGCCAATTCTTCACTTGATAATTTACCCTCTCTAACTGCCGCTGTTAGTACATCTGTTGCACCCTCAGCACTTAAATTAGCAGAGCCATAGGCATTCATTGCAGATGTTGCCAAATCAGCTATACTAGCAACATCACCTAAACCAGAGGCACTAGCTTTTGATGCCGCCTCTAGTACTGATATTGCCTCAGCACCCTCTAAACCAGCAGATGCAATAAAAAACATAGCATCACTTGTTTGTGCTGATGATATACCAGTTTCAGTTGCCATTCTCCTAGATGCCTCAGCAAAACTATCTAACTCTTTGCCAGTTCGCCCTACTAATGCTTCAATTTTAGTTATGTTTTTATCAAAATCTGATGCCATCTTTATGGCCGCACCACCAGCAATAGCCAATGGTAAGCTAAATTTTTGCATACTAGCACCCACCGACTTCATTTTATTGCCGAATTGTTTTAGTTTTCCAGATGCTTGTTTAAACCCAGTTAGCTGTAAATCTAATCTTAACTTTGCCATAAATTAATTTTTATCAAAAATACAAAAAAAATAAGCCACCTATTTTGGTAGCTTAGATTGTTTTACCTTTTCCCTAAATTTAATAAATTTATCTTTTGTTGATTTTGGTTTTCCTTTGCCTAAGTAAACATCTTGAGGCAATGGAAATAATTTATCTGGTGTGATCATTTGCCCTTGTTTATTACAATTTACATTGTAAAGCATTGTTGAAATATACCGAGCTTGTTCCCACTCAGTATTAATTCTTATCATATAAGATTCACCTAATAAATGATTCTCTTTCCATGTATTTCTCCAAAAATTATCTGGGTTTATGCCAACCTGACCAATGTAAAAATCTAAAAGAGAATCCCAATCAAGTTGGCTGCTTACTTTCCCTCTTTAGTCGGCTTTGTAGTTTTCTTAATATTTCTAGCAACCCCCATATTAAGATCATTGCCTAATATTCTGGATTCCATCATTGACTTAACAACATCTGTTAATTTATCAGCATCAAAATCTTCAAGCCACATCCCAACTTTAAATTCATTATAGTCAATTTCATTACCTTGTTCTTGATCATGTGCTAATAAACCAGAATAAACTAAACCAATAATTGCTTTTATAGATACACCTTGACTAAATACATCACCTATTTTATCTAATGGTACTTGTAAAAATTCAGTAAAGTTTGACCAGAAATTCATTGAAAAATGCATTGTTCGCATTTTGCCACCTATTTTTAGGGTATAGTAACCTCGTTTCTTGTTTGCCATATATATATATATTTATAGGGGTATAGTTCCTTAATTTATACCCCTTTTATTTTAAAACTTAATTACTTATTATACAGTAGTAATTGCTCCATTAATTGTGATTGATCCACTATAAGTTGCTGGTGATTCCATTTCTGCACTCATCTCAACTGAGCTTAAAAAACCAGATCCAGTGTAAACAGTATCAGCAGCATCAGCAGTTCCAAATGTCCATGTTACAGCTCTACGAGCTATAAGAATATCTGCAAAATCTACTGGGTTAGCATCATCATCATAAGCAATTAATCCTTCAAAAGAAAGTTCACCACTTTTAACTCCAGCAATAACTTCTTGAAAACCATTTGAATCTTTTGTAGTTGCCTCTGGCAAATCATTAGAAAGTGATAATGAACAAGATGTTGAATGTCCGATAATAGTTGATGTTGCTATTGATGTACCATCAGTTAATTTTAGTAGTAAATCAGTACCATTAAATACTCCAGTTGTAGCCATTTATATATTTTTTAAATTATTAATCTTTAACAAATATACAAATAAAAAAATTATACATCTTCCCAGTTTGTGGCAATATCTTCCCACTTAGCAAATACATTATCCCAAGTTAAACCAACACTAGGATCTGTTATTGAAAATACACCAGTTAGATTAATTTCTAAATTAAAACTTGTGGCAGTTTCAAAAGCGGCAGTTTCATCAACTGAATTTATAAACCCCTCACCTCTGACAATTAATTTAGGATTTACATTGTCTTTAAAATAAAATGTTGCTTTTTGTTTAGTTAGCACCATATCGGCTAACTGCTCAAAATTTAGTGTATCTGAATAATCTGTTAAACATTCACAACTTAATGTTCCAGATTTAACACCTGGTATAACCTCTTTCCAACCTAAACTATCTTTGCTAGTAGATTCTGGTAAGTCAACATTTACATTAAAACTTGTGCTTTTAGAATGCCCAATAACTGTTGTATCTTTTAACAACAAAAAGCTAGTGGCATTTATAACAGCCATAATTTATTCTTGTTCTGGGATAATTTCGTATTCACCAGATTCTAAATTAACTGAGATTTTTCCGTACTTTTCCTCGAGTTCTTTTTTAAGATCATTTTGCTCATCTTCTATTTTTTTCAATTCACCTAGTAAAGATTCCTTTGACTTTTCTAAGTTAATTTTTTGAATAGATATTGCACCCATATTAGATACAACTTGATTAATTTTTCCTTGATTTTCTTGTAAAGATTTTAACTCTTTTTCCTCTAGTTTGCTCATTTTTATTTATTTAGTTACTTATATATTTAATCTCAGTAGTTGGATGTTTTATGTCCTCAATTTGCTTATCTAAACTTTCTTTAATTTGAGGTATGTCTAGTTTTGGCTCTATCCAACCCCAAACAATTTCATCTGTTAAATCATCAAAAGGTATATAATTATCGGGGTTTGGCTCACTAAAATTTATAAAACCATTTATAGCAACTTGTATTTGATCACCAGTTGCTTGTTCTGGTTTTGTTGTTGGAGTTTTTGCCCAATAAGTATAGTGTGCCTCATAAACTAAATCTTTTAAATTGTTTTTATCAATATAACAATTTAACATTCCTAATGAATAACCATATTGTGTTGCCATAGTTTTTTTTTTACAAATTTAATAATTTATTTTAACAATTACCTATCTGTGTAATTAAACCTGCACTACCAACATACATCCATTTTCCAGTTGATTGTAAAAATGAATTATATATTGCATAATAACCACTAGCAACTGGATTAACACCAGTTTCACTTGTATAAGCATAAAATTCACCAGTATTAGATGGAACTAAATTATTACCATCTGTATGATAATATGGTCCAGTCGGAAATGCGGCAACACATGCACCACTACTATTGAAACTACTATAAACATAATAAAATGGCATCCTTGTAAGGTTTTGTTCATATAATTTAAATTCAGATACTCCTAAAGGATTTTGACCATCTGGTTTTTGTCCTTCTGGATTGTTTTGATTTACAGCTGGATAACTATCACCAGAGCCACTTGTATTACCACCAGTTAATCTTGACAAATCAGATAAAAAAATTGGATAATTAATTGTATTACTACTGTCAAATCCAAAACCTCTTCTTTCACGAGCAAGTTTTATAAATGGTAATGGTTCATCATTTGGTACTGCCATATTTTTTATTTACAATTACACTTGTTTTCTAATTTTTCTACTTTTGCTGTTAATTCTTTAATGCTTTCAATTAGCAAAGGTACAATTCTTTCATATTTAACAGTCAAAAAATTATGATCCTCACCAGTTTTTTCTTTATATGGTGCATTCATAGGTGCTGTTAAAACTGCTTCTGGCAATACCTTTTCAATTTCTTGAGCCAATACACCAACTTCATGCATATTGTTTGGATGAAAATCATATTTTTCTTTTATATCATCAACCCAGTCATATTCAACACCATTAATTTGTTTTATTTTTTCTATTGGATTACTAATATTTTTTACATTAGTTTTTAATCTTTGATCGGATGCATAAGCAACTAAATCACCAGTAACTCTTAAAGTTCCATTTGTTGCACCAAGCTCCATTTTAGCACTAGCAGTTGCTCCACCACCACCAGAACCACCAGTTTCCCATATCCAGCCATAGGTACTAACACCCTCCATTCTTGACCTCAATGCCCAAGCGGTTACACTACTTAATCCACTCGGAGCTGTTAAATTAGCATTTGCTCCACAATTTCCAGCACCAGCACTAGCCATGTAATTTTGCCAGTTATAATATGTATCACTGTACCAACTAATACCAGTAGATGGTGTACTAACACGATTTAATCTTATACCTTTTGTGTGTTTTGTTGTATTATTAAAAATACTTCTACCAGCACTGTCCATTATCATTCCCTCACTATAACCAACACCAGATTTTGTAAATAATGACAATTCCCCACTTGCCCAAGAGCCACTAATACCAGCAGTTTTTCTAGCCATTATACCAGCAACAGTAACAGTATTACCGCCACCACTTGTTTCTTTAGATGCAAATGATAATTTACTCATTGTATTATCAGCACCATTTTGATTATGGATACATAACCCAACATGAGCTTCGTCTATTCCACCAGTTCTTGAGCTATCTTGTCTAATAGTAAAAGCTGGTGATTGTAAATATGAACTTGAGCTATCTACATAACCATCATAAATTTGATTGTTATTTGTACTTGTTGGGCCATTAAATAATGCTTTACCTCTAACATCAAAAGTTTGTTTGGGAGTAGATGTTAAATATCCAAATTTACCATACCTATCAATAGTTAATCTATGACTTACGATGCCACTATCAGAGGTTTCAATATTAAAGAAATTATCACCTAAACCTTCATAATATATTCTATTTCCCCATCTTGCACCACCGCCAGAGTTTTCAGATAATATTAAACTTGCCTCATCATAATCATGACAACTTACATGAATGGTTGGTTTAGTATTATTTGTGTCATTATAAACGTGTAGAAATGCTGTGTTTGATGAGTAACCACTAGTTCCACAAGTTGGGTTTGATATACCAATACCAAATTTTCCCCCATTATCCATAGCAACATTACCATTAACTAAAAATCTTAATTTATAGCTGTCATTTGGTCCTACATATAATTCCTCAGATGCACCAGCAACTATTTGAACTGCATTAGTTCCAGCATTTTTTATATATAAATTACTATCACTATCAACTTGAAATCTTGCATTACCACCACTTAGATGAAACAACTCTGATGGAATTGTCGTTCCAATACCTAAACGACCAGTTGCTTTTAATGTCATTTTAGTAGTAGTTCCAGTTGCTCCAGTATTACCAGTTCTAAATTCTAAACGACCATTAAAATTACCATCATCAGTCGCAAATATATCAGCTGTACTCCAAATTGTGGATACACTTGGATGACCTGATCTAAAAGTTAAGAAACCACCGCCCTCATTATATTTACCACCAATTGTTAATCTGTTAGAATCTTGAACAGAACCAACTTGCATTTTACCATATAATTCAGTACCAGAACCAGCACTTATACCACCAGGTGAAACTCTAAGCATATCACCAGTAGCACCATAACCACCAGAGTAAAGATTTGTAACAACAAACACACCTTGACTACCATTATATGTACCACCAAATTTTACTAGTGTACCACCACCATCAGTTACATTTATTGCAGCTAAACCTTCTACATTTTGTGACCAACCACCAGCGTATAGCATTTCAAAAAAAGTATGGTCACCAGCACTTGATGATTGAGCTTGATAACCTTGAACTTTACCAATATATCTTGCTGATGAATTGAATTGTAAAACACCAGAACTATCAGCATAAAAACCTTTTCCATTATTGTAATTATTACCACTATATAAAGAATAAAAACCACCATTTTCACCAGCATAGTATTGTCCATCAACTAACATGGACATACGACCACTTGAGGGATTATCTGATTGAAATACAACCTCACCCCCATTTGATGAATAACCACCAAATCTACTACCAGGCATATTAAGGGCATTCCAAGTACCACTAAAACCAACAACATTATTACCGCCAACAGTCAAACTTGGACAAGCAACTGAACTTGCAAAAGTTACTGAACCAGAACTGTTCATAGTGAATTTATCGGAATAATTACCATTAGTAAATCTTGTTATAACAAAATTATTACCAGTAGTTGCATATAATCCCCATCCATCATTAGTAGTATCTCCTTCAATAAGTATTAAACCAGTATTACCACCAGCTTTACTTTTAACAGTTAAAGCCGCATTTCCTGACTGGCTGTCTTTACCAATCATTACATTTCCACTATTGTCAATTATTAAAGCACTAGCAGTAGAGCCAGTTCCAACCATTAAATTTATTGTCTTTCCTTGTATTAACAAAGGTTTATATTCTGCACCCCAATCAACAGCCATTAATCTTGAATCAGTACTATAAACATCTATAATTGTTGCATGACCTTGACTAGCATTACTTTGTGTTGTACCCAATGCCGCAACTGCTTGGTCAGAAACTAATCTTTCATAGGGAGCTACTGTTCCCACACCAAAATTACCAGTGGCTTTTAATGTCATTTTAATAGTTGGTCCAACTCCTGAATTACCACCACTTGTTGTGGTCATAAAATGTATTTTACCATTATAGTTACCATCATCGGTAACCTGTATGTGTGCCATATTCCAAACATTGGCATTACTACCATGACCACTTCTAAAGTTTAGTATTGGTCCACCATTACCAGCAGAATATAAACTAGACAAAGTTAGTTGCGTATCAGTAGCCAAAGGTTTGCCAACTTCCATTGTCCCATAAGGAATAACTCCAACAGTTGCAACACCTAATTTATTTGAAAAATATCCAGAACCAATATTACTAACTCTAAATCTAGGTGTGCCATCATGTACACCTTGAAATATTACAAAATCATCAAAGGCATTTTCAGCCGATGTATTCGTGCCATCACTATTTAGAACAATGTGAAAACCACCTTTTGATTGAGCTTTTATCCAAAAATTTTGGTTAGCTGCATTATAACCACCAGTTGGATAATTTATTGCACCTATTATATTACTGTAATCATCAGTTGAACCATCTCTATTAAAATAAATATTTTGATTATAATTTAGATAAACATCATCATCAAATGTTACAGTACCTTCTTGGAAAGTATGTGCAGTTGCTCTATACAAGTTAACACCACTACTAGCATTACCTATTACCAATGTACCACTTGCATAAATATGATCACCTTGTAAATATAAACTAGAATTATCACCAGTACAATCTAATCTTAAAACAGTAT